TTTGCAGTTGGGTTTATTTGTCCTAATACTTTGTAATTTGTTGCCATTTAATTTCCTATCTTAATCACATACCGCCAAGCATGAGTATTGTTGGTATGGCATTTGCATCTGTATATACAGCTGGTATATTTACTGTTACATTAGCTGCACTTGTAACTCGACCTTGTGCATCTACTCTAAGAACTGGTATATTACCTTCATCCCCATAGTCTCCGGCAGTAACAGCCGTATTTGCTAACTTCGTGTCAGTAACAGCTCTATCTTGTAATTTTGCTGTTGATACAGATAAATCTGATGGAACAGTTCCAGCATCATGTGCTATATGAACAACCTCTATATTATTAGAACCTGTCGCTGGTGGACTAGTGAATGTCAATACAGCACCATTTAAACTGTAATCATTTATTGATTGTCTTACTCCAGATATAAAAACTAAAATAGAGATAAGAGAACCTGGTGCTAAAGATAAAGTGAAATTGACTTCAGTATTATCTCCACTAAATTGATCTATAAGAAAATTAGCAGTTCTTGGGGTGTTTCCTATGTACACGTTTTTTCCTTTATATTATTCTTTTTATTTATGTAATATAAACTGAGGTATTAGGCATTTCCACATTTGGCCACTCACTATTTGTAGGTAAATCCCTAAGTGCTTGACGATAATTAGCCCACTCTGTCTTTTTTTCATTTGTTAATGGAGAGTCTGTCATTTGAGTCCAGTCTGTGTCTGATAATAAACTATTTCTTGTATTTCTTTTTTCTGTAGACATCATCGAATTTTGAGTATTTGCATTATCAGATTGTTCTTGGGCTGTTAAGTCTACAACTTGAACGGCATAAACAAAATCACCTTCGATATAAGGTTCTTCAACGGTTACTAACCTCTGAGTTGCTTTATTATATTCTTTATATACAGAGACTATTTTAACAGAATTTTGATTGAGCCAATCATCATCAGGGCCAGTTTTAGGAAAAGATACATTTGGGAACAATTTCTTATGTTCTCCCACTACTTCTATTCTATCATCTACTATTTTTGCAACTAACATTTTATCTCCTATCTATTTGCAAAAGATTCTGTTGGTATCGTAACCGATGTTTGTGTTGGGTCATAGCGAGCAATACCCATAGTTACTCTCAAATCATCCAAATACATTTCTGCATTTCTTGAACCGGTGCCCATACTACCAAAATAAGCATCTCTTGTAGCACTTCCTACATTACCAGTAAATGTTACGGTACTCTTTCTCGTACCATCAAGAAAATATGCACACGCACCAGATGCCCCACGAACTACAGCGTGATGATGCCAAGCACCATCAGCTAAATTAGTAGAACCGGCGGATAACATAGGAGAACCACCACTATAATCAGCTACAAACATTGGGAATAAGTGAGATCCTCCTGTGTAGTGTGTGTACCAGGATATTGCACCACCACTCCAAGAGCTTCCTTCAGTTGACATGAACATTTGATAATTTCCTGTTGAAGCACCACTAGGGATTAAAACCCAAAACTCAATTGTGAATTGTCCTGTTCCAAAATTCATAGTTAGATGACTTGCTTTTTGTATTAATTCATCACTTGCACCATCAAAATAAATACTTCCCGTGCCGTATTTTTTCACATCTGTTCTTACTCTTACATTACCTTGTGTCTCTAGGTTATGTTTCATTGTGTGGTCAATGATACCTGCATTAGTAAAATTAGTTTGAACATAAGTGTATGAATTAGGGGTATTCGGTGCAGTAGGTATTGTCTTCGTTGTTGAGCCTGAACCTAAATTAAATTGTACATTTGAAATATGGCCAGTTGCGGGAAGAGAACCAGAAGTATCATAAGTTCCTATGTAAACCGGAGCATTTGTTAAAGTGTAATTTGTACTCCAAGCATCACCATTCTGAGAAGATGCAGTCCCATCGACAAAAGCATACATTGCATTGCTTACACGACTTAAATATATGTGATTCCATTGATGTAGTTTTACTGTTCCTAAAGTTTTATACCCAAAAACATTCCAACTACTTCCACTACTACTACTGTAAAGTCTAACGGTTAAATCGTTATTAGCCATATAAATCAATATAGGACCAAAACTGCCATTATTATAACTAGTGTTAAATATATATTTTGAACCACTTATAGTTGTAGGATAATACCAAAGCTCAACTTCAAAATCACTTGTACCAAGAGGGCCATCTGAATCAACTACTTTTAGCCCATCACCACTACTATCAAAGAGAGCACTACCACCTACTGCATCTTTAGTATAAGACCTAGATGGTGCAAAAGGTGAAAATGCCTTCACTCTATTTGGAGCGTTACTTGCTGTTGTGATTGTCATACTGTTTGGACCGTTATCAACATACCTGTTACTCTGACAAGCTAATAAAGATGTGCCAGAAATCGCAGTTAAAGGCTCAGTTGGAACCGTGTAGCTTGATCCAGAATATACAGCTGTTCCTTTGACTATTCTAAAATTACTCATGTACATAAAACAACCATGATATCCTGTGGTACTACCTCTATCTTGTCCACCCAACATTAAACTATTTGCTGTATAATTGGTGTTATTTGTAGCTTGTGCTAATCTTGTTCCGTTTCTGTAACACGACAAATTATTTGTACTAGATCCCTCTCTAACAAGAGCATAATGATTCCATTGATTTAATGTGGATGGCGTTGTACTGATTACCAATCCTCCATTATAAAAGAAAACATTAGTTCCATTATTACCAAATTGAAACCTATCTAAAGTATCAACGGTGAAAAATAAATTTGTATACCCGTTTGTTGTTGCTATTTTTGGTTCATAAGCCCAAAACTCAACTGTGAAGTCACCAGGTAAATCTAAACCACTACCTGAATCTGCAATTTCTACTGGGTGATTTCCATCAAAGTACCAACTCCAATAACCATCTTCTAAACTAAATGGAGTAAATGTTCCAGGTGATACGTCTCCTGATCTGATAATTTCAAAATTTGAATTAGAATCATCTAAAAATCCCATGTTACGAACTGCACCTGAATATTGACAAGTAAGTAATTTGGTATTAGTATGAGCTGTTATAGTAGAAGTGGGAGGGGTGAAAGCGACACCGTTTTCGTATTTACAAGTGCCTTTTATTAAATTAAAATCTGATATATAACCATTAAAGTAATTTGAGGCATATGCCCCTACTCTACCTAAAGCAAAAATACCTGAAGAATCTGTAACCGAATTTGTGCCAGCAGCTGCAGTACCAGTTTGTTCACCATTTAAATACAAACGTAAATTGGTAGATTGTCGAACAAAAGCAACGTGGATCCATTCATTTGCATTTATAGTCCCACTAACACTTCCAAAACCAGTCCAGCCATATAATGTAGTACCAGATGAATACATTTGAATTGCTGTTGCACTTGCAGCAGAGCTATGTGATTGTCCGTAAACGTATTGTGTACCTGAAACAGTCTTAAAATATACCCAACACTCTACAGTAAAATCGGAATTCCCAAGAGTAAAATCTGTACTGTCTGCAACGCTTACAAAATCACCAGAGCCATCAAAATGACCAGAACCTACATTATCAACCTTTGTAGCTGTAAATGGTATGTAAGTGGATGCTTTTACAACATTGGTAGTAGTCATACTATGATGTCTAAAAGGTATAACATCCTTAAATCTATGGCCTTGACAAGTAATTAGTTTTGTTTGTCTTTGTAGATATTCAAATGGTATGTGTTCGTCTATAGAAGTATTACCATTTACAGTCAAAGAATATCCTGAGTCTGAATTATCTATAAACCTGTTTGATTGACAAGTAAGTAATGAAGTGCCACTTATTTTCGTAAGTGGTGATGTTGGTACTGTAATTGTTGCGTTAGAATATCCATACACATCACTACCTTTTACAATTCTTAAATTAGAAATTTTTCCATTTACATCACCGCCAGTCCCGCTGTAAGACCCCACCCTAAAAGTACCCGAAGAGTTACCAACAGAGAATCCGTTTGTAGCTGTTGCAACTCTTACACCATCAAGCCATAAAGCTATTTGGTCTGAAGAATCTCTACCTACAGCGACATGATACCACTTATTAGCTACGATTGAACCATTTGATGATTTTACAATATCGCCGTTGTAATATAAACCAACATAACCATTAGACGCTTGCACATAAACTTGTGTTATATGAGACCCATTACTAGGAAAAGTAATCGGACTTGGGTGTTGAGCATCAACAACTACCGTGTCAAGTTTCATAAAAAATTCAATTGTAAATTCATCAGGTAGTTGTAATGCAGCTGTAGACGTTATTGTAAGTGAGTCAGATGTGCCATCAAAGTCATTACTCCAATACCCATCACCAAATGGACCAAACTCTGATAATCTAGTATTACCGTTTACTGTTATACTATGACTACTATCTGATTCATCAGTAAAATTTTTAGATTGCAAAGTTAAAAGTTTTGTGTTAGTAACTGCGGTAGAAGGTGATGTAGGTACGTCTGTGCTGGCTAAATTACCATTATTTGTCATAATAAAATTAGACATATAGCCATACATGGAAGATGCACCCTGCCTTTTTCCTATTTCAAAATCAGAACTATTATCATATAAACTTCCCGACACCGTAACTGTTCCTACAGAAACTCCATCGTGATATGCGGTGTAAACATTACCAACTCTATTTACTTGAACATAAACCCACCTTTTAACAGGAACATCTTGAGAAAAATTAACTTGTATATTCCAACTATTAGAAGTTGATGTAGCCCAAAACTTTTTAGTTGTGAGAAGCCAAGATGTATAACTCGTCCCTCCTGTATTTCCGATTGCTCTTTCTGTGGAAGATGATGAATCTAACCTATAAACCCAAACCCCTATGGAAAAATTATTACTACCAAAAGTAAAATCTGAGCTATCTGGAATAATTAATTCATCTCCAGTCCCATCAAAATATACTGATAATTCACCTGATGTTGTTGGGTCTGTAAAAGGAGCAGATGGTCTTGTAAAATTTGAAGTATATAAACCTCTACCTTTAATTATTCTAAGGTTAGAAATATAACCACCTTGAAAATATCTACCGAGTTGCGGGCCGCAGTTTCCAATTTCAAGAGCATTTGACCCTGTTACAAAGTCAGTTGTCATATTGGCTTGATCAGCGCCTAATTGTGTACCATCTACAAAAATTCTACCTACACTAGAGTTGTCTCTGGTTACAGCTATATGATACCATTGGCCTACATTAGGTGACCAAGCCCTTTCTATTGCAGCGCTAGCACCTTGTGCAAGTTCCAGTTCATTAACCCAAATTTGAAAATACCAACCATTATAATTTCCGATAAAACCATTAGTCCCCGTGGCTTTTAGATATAACCAAAACTCAAGGGTAAAAGGCTCAGTTCCTAGTTGGTGGTCAGGAGAGTATGGTATGGTAATTTTATCGTCACCACCATCAAAGTAATTACTCCAATAACCATCAGCATAATAATATGGGCTAAAGTCAGTACCATAAGAATCAGCTTCTACAGCAATGGCATGAGCTGATGTAGAGTTATCTCTAAATGCTTTGTAGTTTGGGTCACCTAGACTTGTTGAAGTGCCTTGACCTTCGGAACCATCACCATGCAAAAGCAACACAGTTTGATTAAAATTATCATCAGTTGCTTCTTCAGTTGTTCCAGATGCACCAGCAGCTGCAAGTTGGCTCGCCTGTGTTATTAAATCCATCGTAAATTATGATGGCATTGTTATATCTACGACATCCCAACCGGTCTGATTATTTGCCTGATATGCAGCTTCATTCCATTGATAAGTTGTGTTTGCTTCTAACAACTCTGTATTTGGCATAGGAATGGGCGCTTCGTAATTATAAGTTTCTGTACTGATAGTCCAGCTTGTCCATTCTGTATTAGGTTTTGGGGGAACAAAAACATCAAGTTCCACGTTATACTCATAACCTTGGCCAGCATAGTTGCCTCTTAAAGCAGTACCACCATCAGGTAAGTATGCACCATTAGCGTGTTCAGCATAGTGAACACCGGCTCTTGTGTTATATGATGTTTGAATCCAACGACTTGGTTCACCTACAGCACCTGTATCAATGAAGTCCTGTTCAGCTACTATAACACGAATAACTGTATTTGTTGAAGGATCTACTTCTGCGAAATGCGACATTTAAATTACTCCTTATTAATAAAAAACATCACTAAATTAGTTTATATTCTATTTATACTACTCTTAATTAAACACTAAATAGCCAAGGTGAATTTTTACTGATCTTCATAATTACAACACCACCAGATCCGTTACCACCTGGTTTTCCACCACCCCCACCTGAACCCCTACTTACTGTTCCATTACCACCAGCTTGTGATGGCATTTGAGGGTATATTCCTGGACTGCCTGGGAAGCTTCCAGATCCACGGCCACCTAAATCATCCGAACCACCGTGTCCCGCAACACCTCTACCAGAACCTCCACCGCCAGCTGCATAAGTTCTCCTAGTTCCTGATATATCAAAATCTAAGCCATCACCACCGCTAGCATATCTAAGCACACCCTTTGCGGGATGTGTGGGAGTTGTTGGAGCTGAACCACCATCTTTTCCAGACCTCGGCTGTGTGTCGTCCATTGTAGTGCCTTCACTTCCAGCACCACCACCTCCACCACCCGTAAAATCTGGCATAGAAGATATAGCACCTGGATTTCCTTGACCAGCAATACCTGTCCCAGCTGGAACTGGCGGACCGCCGTAAGTGCCACCACCCGACCCACCATTTTTTAAAGAGCTTGTAAGCCACATAGTACCACCTCCAGTTGAAGTTAAATCTAACTGATTTGAGGTAGGTATATCTGGTGAAGTATTACTAAATGAACTAGCACCACCTACCAGACCTAATACATCAGCTGGAAAAGGAGGGCTTGCAGGTTCACCGGCAGGGTAGTAGGCCGCACCACCAGCACCTACTGTTATAGTATATTCAACTGTGGGGGCAATTGATACTGTTGGACCATTAGGAGTTTTTGAATTTGCTGAAGCAGGTCCGGGAGGGCCTGTTAGTCCGGGTAAATCAGAATAATAAAGTAGTCCTCCGGCACCACCGCCACCCATGCCTCCACCAGAAGGATCATTTGAATGACCTGCACCACCGCCCGCAACAATTAACATATCACTTGTTAGATTACGAGAGCCTGTTTGTTCAAATGTGCCAGAAGTAGTCCATGAATATATAACGTGATCAGTTGAATCTGTTTTTGTAGCATTAGTTGTTGTAATCATACTGTCTGGGTTTGCTACAAAATCAGCTGCTTCTTTTGTCGTAAGATTACCAACAGGAAATCTATAACCTACTGGTCTTACACCTTTTGCTTTAAGTAATGATCCTTTTGCCATATTAGTTTACATCGAATGAGTCGTTTGCTTGAAATGAATTGTATCTTATGATTACAACACCATCACCACCATTACCACCGTAATTTGTGCTAGGGGCGCCAGCTGGTGGGGAACCACTTGCACCACCACCTCCACCTCCTAGGCCAGATGTACCTTGAGAACCTATACTTGGATATGTAGGGCCTGCATTACCACCTCCTCCAGGACCTCCTGTTCCAGTCCAGTTAGGGTTATTATTTGAAGTTGGATTTTTTCCTCCTCCACCTCCGCCAGCATAAGTTATAGATGAACCTGAAATCGAATATGCTAAACCCGCACCGCCATTCCCGGCATCGCCTGATAAAGATAAAGAAGGTGTGCCATTTGCACCTGCACCACCTCCACCTCCGCCAGCATATTTGTCTGGTGATCCAGGGTTTGTCGTAGAATCTGATTTAGATCCAGGACCTTTACCACCAGAATGACCAAAATTATAAAAACCATTCGGGCTTACAGATCCAGGAGTACCCCCTTGAATCGAACCATTTGTTGGCCCATAAAATTCCTCTTGTTTTGAAAATCTTGCACACCCACCACCTTGACTACCTATTGTGCCTGTTTGTAGTCCTCCTTGATTAAAAGAGTCTGCACCTCCATCAGAAGAACCGGCACCACCTCTTCTTGCTGAAACATTTCCTGATATTGGTACATTTGCGCCTGTATAAGTTACATTTGAATAACCACCTGGTCCAGAAGATTGTGGGCCATACAAACCATTGCCTCCAGTTCCTACAGTAATTGTATAAGAGGTATTCATAAGTCTATAACTATTCATATAAACAAGACCGCCTCCACCACCGCCGCCTCCTGCACCACCGCCACCGCCGCCTCCGCCACCTACGGCTAAGATTTGTACAGACATATAAGTTGGTGCTTCAGACACCTCAAATGAACCTGATGAAGTAAATGTGTGTATAGCTTCTTCTGAAGCGCCAGAACCGGTTGTTGTTTGCGTGCCACCAGTTGCGGTTGCAAATACATTATATGTATCATTAGTATTTGGTGTTAAGTTTAAACCAATGGGGTACCTGTAACCTGAAGGTCTTACACGAAATGAGCCTTTTGTAGAAGCACCATTATCTTCTATATCATCTCTATTTAAATCTGATAATCTTGTAACAGCCATTAATTAACCTCGTAGCCTGTAAGCCCTGTTTTAGCATATCTTATAATTACTATACCCGAACCACCGTTTCCGCCTTCATTTCCTGGATTTGAACCTGCATTACCACCTCCACCACCACCTCTATTATCTAAACCGTTGCGTCCTTTAGAAGCATCACCACCGCCAGCTGGAGGCGCAACACCACTACCGCTGTTCCCATGACCAGCACCTCCACCTCCATAAAAAACTGGAGATCCTGAAATTGAATATTCAAGACCAGCACCACCATACCCACCTTGGCTTGGAGGTGATGTCCCATATGGGCCTTGTTCGGTTCCTCTACCACCTATACCTCCTCCGCCACCACCGCCATATGGAGAATATGGCTGAAGTCCCGGTATTGTATTGGGTCTTCCTTTTCCATACCCGCCAGGATAACCTTGAGTGCCTGGGTTACCTACAGAGTGAGTAATAGTTTCTCCAGCTCCACCTTCAAAATGAGCCGGTTGAGCACTAGCCGGTGCATAGATATCAGTTATACCTTGTGGAGCGGCCGGCCCTTGAGCATCCCAAGCACCACCTCCACCACCACCACATCCTCCAGGATATCCATGTCTTCTTCCACCACCACCGCTGCCATTACCACCTAGACCACCACCATCGGCAAAAATATGTCCAGCAGAATTAGCTTGAGTATGTGGAGCTAAATTTATGTTAGATATTTCAGAATCATTGCCAGAAGAGTTTGGAGACTGTGGTGTTAAAGAACCTTGGCCTCCACTTCCAATTACCACAGTATATTCATCATTTACAGATACAGGAAGATCAGTACCATATCTAAAACCGCCTGCGCCACCGCCACCACCAAAGCCTGCACCGCCACCGCCACCGCCTGCAATAATGAAGAACTCACAATCATGGCCCGTTGAACCAGAATAGTCTTTAAAAGTACCTGAAGAAGTAAATGTGTGGATTACATAATCACCGCTAAATGTTTTTGTTCCACCTAAGCTATCAAAGTATGAATTTGGCTGTGAACCAACATCTTTAGTTATATTACCAACGGGGAATTCATAACCAGTAGGTCTCAGTTTTTCGATTGTAACTGAATATTCCGACATTACAAAAAAACTCCTTTAAGTAATTTCAGAACCAAAAGCTGAAAACGATATGTCTGAACCAGTAGCGTTGCAAGTAATTATAGACTCAGCATTTGCTGTGAGCCCCATAGTTAAAACAATTGTATCAGCTGCAGGCACTACAGCACCTCTTACCAAAAAACATCTCGCTGGTGAAGGATCACTAACTGTTCCATCTGCAAATTCGTTTTTATAATAATAAGCTAAACTATAAGATGTATTTACTGTGCTTTGATTACATATTGTTATAGTAGATAAAACAGCTTCTGTAGATGCTGGCACTACATACACATTTGTTTGTGTATTTGCTGTTGGAACAACTGCTCCTAATTTTTTAAATGATTGTGGCATTTTAGATTATCCTGTAAATAATAATGGGTTAATTCCTGCTTCGGGTATATTTACTGAAACATTGGCAGCCTGTGTGAGTCGACCCTGTTCATCAACTCTTATAATTGGTATGTTACTCTCGTCTCCATAATCACCAGCTGTAACAGTTGTGTTTTCTAGTTTAGCTGGTGTAACGGCATCATCATTTATCTTAGCCGTTGTTACTGCACTATCAGTTATCTTTATTGTTGTAACAGCATCTGTTTGTAATTTTCTTGTTGAGACACTCAGGTCATCAGCTTCAACAACAGCATAAGCAACTTTGTCTTTTAAACCAACCAGTATATTATTTGTTCCAATAGCCGGTGCAACTGTAAAATTGATTGTATTATTTGCTGGTGTTACAGTATAGTCATCAAAGGGGTCTTGGTGTACATCAGCTACCCAAACATCAAGATCAGTTGCATTTACAACCGTTCTTTCTAATGTAAAACTTTGTTCAGAGTTATCCCCACTAAATCTTTGAAAACTTTTTTGAAATAACTCGGTGTCTGGTCCTCTGCCTATGTACGACATATTATGTTATCTCCAACACAGAAACTATGACATCAACACCATCAGTAGGACCTGATGAAGAAACACAAAGTGAATCAGCAGCTTCTAATACCAATTTCTGGTCACCTCCGACCGGCACTAAAGTACCGCCAAAAGGTATAGCTGCATTTTTTACTAATTGATAATTAGCCCCACCTGTGTGTAAATGCACATTTGCTGTTAATGAACCGTTTGATATATTAGCTAAAGACATACCAATAATCGTTGTTTGTGTAGCAGAAGCTCCAGTATGAACAACCGTATTTGATAGGACATTAGCACTAACGTAATTTTTAAAATTATTTGCCATTTCTTAACTCTTCCTTGACCTCTATTTAGTATATTATCCCAAAGCAATTGCAACAGCTATGGACTCGTCTATTACAGTATTAGCTGTATCGAAAGCTGCTTTTACTGTGTTTTCTACTTCTAAGTTACCCACCATAGAACTTGGGTGAGCGGTACATTGATAATACAAAGTCGAACCTACTGTATTTGCTGGCACTTTCCAGTATAGAATACCATTATTTTTACCTTGTGCATCAGCGCCTTTAGAAATAACTAAATTATTCCCTCCAGATTTTTCAACATGAGTTAACCCTACATTGTAATATGTGCTGGTATCTGAGACTGTGCCAACTGTACTCTCTGTTCTCACTACAAATGGGTGGGCACCGGCCAATTTTTGTAAATCAAAAGCATATGTCTGACCAGGTTTAACTTTTATAGATGGGTTAGCACCGTGATAAGAGTCAAACGAATAACCTACGCCACTTGCTCCTTCAATAGACCATCTAGCTGCAACTGACCCAGACGTATTTGCATCTGTAAAGAACGCAGCTGTATCAGTTTGTGCTAATATTAAATTACCATTCATTGACAAATTGTCAAAACCAGCAATGTCTAAACTTACATTACCTGTAACAGTTAAATCACCATCAACTTCTAAACTAGTATTTGCAAGAAATGTACCACTAGCACCTTCTTTAAAATTATTATGATGTGTAATTAAAGACTGTGTAGAGGCGAGCCATTGTAAAAATGTATTTGAAGTTGTTAATTGATTAATAGTGGCCATTTAATTATCCTACCAATGCAGCCGTGAGTCCAACGGCATCCGATGAAAGTGTATTATTTGCAGCTAAAAATAAAGCTTCTATTGTGTTTTCTATATGTATTGTTCCCACCATAGCACTAGCATGAGCTGTGCATTGGTAGTAATATGTCTGGTTAATGGTATTAGCTGGTACTTTCCAGTACAAAATTCCATTTGTTTTTCCTTGTGCATCCGCACTATGAGATATAACTAAACCTTTTTTATCAGTTGTTGGTTCTACATGGGATAGACCAACATTATAATAGGTACTACTATCACCTACTGTAGCACTTGCATTAGTTGTGCGAATTACAAATGGATGTGAACCACTTAAACCTTGTAAGTCAAAAGCATATGTTTCTCCAGCTGTTAAATTCAAAGTTGGATTATTTTCTGAATAAGCATCAAAATTATAATTAGACCCATCACCTACAATTGACCATCTAGCAGCTGCAGCTCCAGCAACATTTCCTGAAGTGAGATAATTTCCAGTCCCAGTTAATTCTAAAACTAAATTACCATTTGTTGTTAAATTATCAAAACCTCCTGACTCTAAAGCCATATTACCACCAACTGACAAATCACCATCTAAAATCAAACTAGTGTTTACAAAAAAAGTGCCGTTAGCACCTTCACCAAAATCATTATTTAATGATATGAGTGTTTCAGTTGCACTTAGCCAATCTTGATATGTGTTAGCAGCTGATAATTGATTTATGGTGGCCATTTAATTTTTCACTATCTGTTTTAAGAGAGTTTTAATTTCTTCAAATTCATTTTTAATTGTATTCACATCATTTGTCAAAGATTGTAAAGTAATCGATTCCATTCTTCTTTTTTTAGCTTCTCTATAAGAATTGATATCTGTATTTAAGATAGCTTTAGTTCTGACATCTTTTACTAAGTTATTATGTTCTTTTACTTTTAGTTTGTTCACGATAATGCTATTGCCCTAAAGTTTTTAATTTGAGGTGATCTGGCTGTGTTCGTAGCAAACAATACAACTTTAATTTGAAAATAACTAAACTCACTAAATGTTGACTCTTCAGCTGTATATGAAATGTTTTCGGCTTTATATTCACAGTCATAATACTCACTTACACTTTGACTTACAGTTGAAGGTGTAACTTGAGTCATCTCAACAAAAGGTAATTCTTCAAAAGTAGAATTATCTATAACTGATTGAACACGATAGAAAACTTTAACTGAAGCACCTGATGGTGTATTTTTTGCAAGAAATACTCTTAAGCCTGTCGCTTCAAATCCTACTTCTAAACTAACTTTTTTGGTTATATATTTTGATGAAGCACCTCCACCAGAAGCTAATGTCTCAGGTGAGTTTACAACTTCCGTGTTTGAAGATGAATTAATCTTATTTTCAATAAAAATAAATCTACTTCTATTCAATTCAAACACTGGTGACAATTCTGGGTTTGTTGATGCCATAGAAATCTTAACATTTAAATCAGTTTGAGCTTCAAAATGTTTTCTACTTTCCAAATACAGTAAATTATTTGGTGATATTGCTTGATAGGGATCCATTGTAGATGTTCCATTTGCAGTTAAACCTAACTGAAAAGAGATAGTGTGGTCGGGAGCCTTTAAATATGTTTCAAAAGGTGCATCAAATTTAAAGTTATCAATGTAAAATTCAGTACCAGTATTTGTACCTAACTCTGCATTATCGGTTGCTGTTTTGGGTTCAATAACTGCTGAGAATCCATTTACAGCCGTATCGAATATAGGTTGAATAAGTGCAAAGCACAAATCTTGTCCTTGTTCTGGTGACCATGTTACTGCATTTTGTGATTTAAATAAAGATCCCAAATATGGCTGTGTTACAATAGACTGATTTGTGTCTAGCCTATCTCTACCAACTTCACCAATATAAACATTATATTCTTGAGAGTTTGAAAGTAGAACTATTGCATAGTTTCCAGGCTCTAAATAAATCAGTCTTCTAAATGTAAATCTTGTTGCTTCTGGTATATTTGAATCCGCAGGTATTACAACATCACTTGGATTTAATGTAGTCTGAGAGTCGAGGATTACTTCAGTTGAAGGATAACCATTTACCACATTCCTAATTTCAAGTGTTACAGGCATTCCATCAGATGGTTTAGTTGAGAAGAATATATCAATCGCAGCTAAAAATACACCATCTGGATGAGTTGATTCAGGTACAACGAAGGTTTGAGCCAATGGATCTTCAAAAGTTCCATGTACGTTTTCTTTATACTCATCGCTGTTTTGAAACAACTCTTGAAGTATATCGGGATTAGTTTGCTGATGCGTTTCACCTACACCATTTTGAAAATTATTAATTGTCTGCAAATAAAATATGTAACCTCCTATATCAGGATTTCGTAATAATACAACATCATATGCAGTATCAATTGCTGAAGCATAACTACTAATTGTACTTGATATTGGTATGCCAGATGCCGTATCTGCAGCTATAAGTTCTTGGTGTACTGTGTTTCGTGGTTTATCACTATCGGTAAAATATGCGTTTTGTACAACTGGGGCTGCAACATGAACTTCCTGCACGATTGTTACAACCTCTTTTGGTTTTCTTGACTCTGGTGTTCCTGAATAGTATTTCACTACAGCACTCGTTGAGAAAAATCTACCAGAGAAAATATTATCACAAAAGAGCATTGTATGTTCTCCAGCTGCAAATCTAAATTGTGCATCTTCTAATTTTATTAGTCCTTTAACATATCCATTTGCATCAGAAATCAAACCTAAATTTGATCTATCACGATTGAAAGTGCCTGCATTAGAATCAAATGCTCTTAAACTATCTGAAATATTTTTACCATCAAGGAATAAAAAGACTGGTGTATTCGGTCTATATCCAAATATTTGAAACTCAATGTCTTCTTGTGCCATAAAATAGTAAATTTCATCAGAAGCAGTTCTTGTACCACCATACCCAGCTTCTTCCGAGGAAGTTGTTGAAGTTAATTTACCGCTTGTATCGTAATATGTAAAATTAGTCGTTACATCGGGGTTGTAAGCGACTTCTATCCACTCACCCCATTTACTACCAACAAAATTTTCACCAAACTCAGCCATGTCAGAATTACCATCGCTATTGATATTTACCAGAGGTCGAGTGTTAAAATCAGCATAAGTTGTAACATCAGTATCTAACACAACATGACCCACAAAAGAAGCGACATTAAATGGGTTAATATTTGTTGTGCCAGAGGCAATATCTTGAGCTGTAAATGTTTGTAATGTATATGGTAAAGTTAAATGACCTCCCGTATTGGTTAACCCAGAAGTTTGAATTGCAGAGTTAGTAGCATTAGCTTGGAACCGTGGGTGTAATGTTTTGTCTGGGACAAATGATATTGAACATTTATAATCTTTATTTTTAACATCACCAATACCATGGCCTCTAAAATCATCGACAATAAATCCAGAGTTAAATAGTTGAATGTTATTACCATCGAAGTAAGTCGTACCACTAATTTCTTGTTCAAGTAAACTGAGAGAGGTATAATACTCCATTCTATTCAAACGGTTTTCAATACCTCCAATATCTCTCATTGTATATCTTCTGTTTCTAACGAGGTCTATTTTAACATTACTAGTCCCATATGTGTAAGGGTCTAATGACATTTTCATAATTGTCATCGCCTCGTTATCATCAGCTGGTGTAGGCGGGTTGTTTAAAGCACTTGCGCCTTCTATTACTCTAAAATCACCACTAGGTTGTAATACTACCTTATCGACTCTACCAAGATAATATGTGAGCTCTGTATCCACTTCAGCTTCTCTACTATCAACAATTTGATTTCTATTAAATGTCATAGATGTGTTGCTATAAACATTTGAAGTTTCATCATCTGTACGAGTAGGTCGAAAATCTATTGAGTTTGTAAGTTCTAATATCACACCATCTTTTCTAGTGTGTTGAGGTATGGATTCATATACAGGATATGAGTTCGCATCAAAGTGTCCAATACCAGTATGAGTAAATCGATTGTATTCAATACGAACATTACCTGTATTAACAGCATTTTCATTAGTAGCCTGTGAACCTTTATTACCTTCTCTCAACTTAATTGTTGCGTGATCGTAGAATGAATCTTTTTGTCCTGTGTCTAATATAAATGAATCTTTAACATTTACATTAGAACTACCAGCTGCACTGCTTGTGTCATTTGATATATAAATTGCAGTAACATTGATTAGGTCAGTTACACCTAATGATCTAACAATTGAAGTTGATGTGTTACCTATTTCATCAAAAAATTTAACACCACTCACTGCTAACTTAGTTCTTCTACCTGCACCAGTTATATCAATCGTTGTAAGAATGTCGCAAGTTCCACTAAAACTACCATCGTTTAAATCTATGGTTAGATTATCAGCACTACCCGGTGTTGAAGTGGTAGTAAATGTTACACCAGCGGCAGATAAATCAACTGGAGCCCCTCTATCTGTGCCAGATAATGTTCCTGTTCTGACAATAACAGAATAAAATGTTTGTTTTAATAATGCAGTTGCGGCCTCTTTAAATCTTTCTGTTCCATCATTTGTAGTAATTGTAGCTTGACCGTTAGTGAATGTTACAGATTTAAATATTCTTTTTGTGTCGTAATTTGCCTGGTTTAATGAAGCGACTGAGCCATAAGAGGATTCAAATACACTCGCTTCATATGTTGGGTCTGATAAAACAGCTCTCCTAAACTGATAAGTAGAAGTGCCTTGTTCTTCTCCTTTCAGACTTACAGCACTTAATCTTAGATTACTACCTTGCACATCTGTAACATATATTCTACGTTCTGCTTCTGTGGTTCCATGAAGTCCTGGTGAAGCATCTGCTGCAGAAAAGGATGATACATTATGTCCAAAAACCTCATCACCAACTTTCACTCCAGCTGCATCACCAGCTGTTAAAGTTAAATGTGGTGTATTATTTACAATTTCACCTACTCTTTCAAAAGTTACTGTTGATGTTGCATCTACATTACAACTCCCAGAATCAGTTTGGCCAACTATAGTTTTAGTTAAAGATAAAGGTAAACTTACACCACCAGTATTTGCAACGGTTTTTACATCAAACAAATATAGACGATTAATAGTAGATGAACCACTACCACTCACATATTGTTGATTTCTTACATATGCCTCCGCTATCTTTGTCGTACCATCAGTAACGGTATTTGAAGAATAAAGTTCAACTCTCTCAGAGACATTTGAATTAAACGCAGCAGTATTTGCATCAGTTACATTTATGTGATTACCATAGAATGTCGATACATCGTGGCCTGTAATCGTTTCTGTGTCTCTTGCTCTGTTTATGTCTAGTTGAGTTGATAGGAGTTTATTTACCTCATACCCTTTAACATATGCTTTTCCTGGTGAGATATGTAGAAACATAGATGTATTACCTTCTGTTTCTAATCTCGTTTTTAACCCATCAACAACGTAGTCTCCAGACTCATCATAAGTTCTTCTAGCTAATGTTCTACCCAAATCAGAGTATCTTGTATCAGAGGTGTCTTTAACTAATAAACCATTTTTATATCTGACTAATTCTATATACTTGTTTGTTGTTAAGCTAGGTAATGAAAGATTAGCTGAGTCTAATTGTTTTTTGGATAGATTAAGTGAAATTTTATATCTATCACCGCCTGGTGCCAAATAGTTTGATGAATCTAAAGCTGGATCTAATAATGAGGTATCAGATGTTGCTGATACAATACTCTCATTTAATTCAAAACCAATAGATACATTCGCATTAGCATTATATTTGTCAACAGCAATTATTTGTTGACTGTTTTTAACAAAAATACCATTTGTATAAAAAACACCTTCAGTAACACCAAGAAGTTTTGCTTTACCAAAAGCATCTGCCGAAGCCGCTGTAACTGAACCTAATAAATTTGATGAACTTACATCAGATGTTGAGAATATTTGTAAATTAGCATCATTAGCTACATCTTTTGATGCAACCGCAGCTGTATCGAGTCTATTACCTTCAGTTCTTATATAAGAAACATATAGAGTATCTGGATCACTATCAACTGCAGCGTCAGCGTGATGTACAAAGTAAATATTTTTTACATTTGCTTCTGCTGATATCGCTGTATTTGTCGTAATATATTTGCCTATAAAATTAGACACATTAATTGTAGTGCCTTCAAATGTAGATTGTAATTTGATATGACTAACTGATGTTGAAGAATTGGCCGCTAAATTTGCTCGATTTTGTGATACAACTTTTATATTACCTTCACCGATTGAAAAAATTGAAGCACCAGTAACTCTTGAACCATCCTTGAATATATGGTCGCCAAATTTTTTAACTTGGTCTTGTAGTTGTGTTTGTGATTGTGTTAATTCACGAGCTTGAACTGCTCTACCTGGTCTAAACAGTATTCTATGAAAATTTTTATCTTCATCGAAATCATCATAGTACGGTGTTGTATTAAAATTGAGTGCCATTCTTTACCCTTAAAATTGTAAAACAAGCTTTATATCTTCTGCTTGTCCATCTACTCTTGTTACCGGTGTTATATTTTCAACGTATAAAATATCAGATGATCTTGGTTCAAATTCTGGATTTGTAATACTTGTAACTGTTCTTGATGCACCAGATGTATCACCCACTAATTCTCTAGCGACTAAAAGTGTTCCAACAACATCAATCAATTCAATTAAAGATGAAGAAACAACCCTATGAACTCTAGCCGAGGCAGAAAATACAGTATTAGAAGACCCCTGGTAAACAAATTCATCTTCCTGATAAACAGCTCCAGTTGATATTGTTACAGTATGAACTTGAGATATAACCTGATTAGCTGTAGAATTATTTACGGCTGAAGATTCACCATATTTATATGGGTTCCTCAATAAACCTATTTGTCTAAAATCTATACCTAAAGGCACAACACCATTTTCGGTTGAATCGATATCGCCTATTTTTGTAGTGACCATAACACTATTCGCAGCCAAATCTTTACCGATATTATATGCGTGACCAAACTTAGGCGCTAAAACAGATCTAGTTATCACACCAGAACCTGTTCCAAATATGAGGGCATTTGCTTTTTCGTAACCCGTACCAATTGTGTCAACAGTTACTTTAGTTATAACCCCATCCGATAAAGTTACATTTGCAGCCGCATCAGAACCATCACCATCCACATAAACTCTTGTTGTAATCGTTAAATTATTACCGGTATCACCACCATCTGCCGTTGCAGCTTGAGTTAAAGTGATTGTTGCGTTTGTAGAATCTACACTTGATATGAGTGCATTTGAAGCTATACCAGTACCACTTACTGACATATTTGCAGCTGCTATGCCTGCAGCTGTTAAACTTGTATTATCTATAATAGTGCTTGATAAGCCTATTACCGTTTGACCCTCTACAAAGGCATCTACTGTTACATTTGAAAAATTCCTATAACCTGTGCCACCATCTGTTACAACAATTGTTGTGAGTTCACCTTCTACAACACCAGTTGGATCTAAATTAAAAATAGTATCCGTTTCTGATGAGCTAACATTTCTAGTAGGCACGGGTATGTGAGAGCTACTTAAAAATTTATTACCGGACCTGACTTGATACATATATTTCCAAATATACCCATCAGCAGTAGAAATTACACCATTTGACGTTGTATAGTCTCCAGTAGGTTCAACCGTTGAATCTGGGGATTGACCAGCTGAATTTGAATTATTAGAAAGACATTTATACACATTTCTATCAGTTGTAATCACATACATCGGTTTTAAATTTTGAGAATCTACACCAGAAATCGAATTATCTACTGAAACTTTATCATCGAATTGTCGATATTTTGTACTAGATGTCCAGTCTACCCTTGGTATAACTAAATTAACATCACTCGCTAACACTCTTTTTGCAGCTATAATACTATTATCCACACTCACATTTTCATCAACCGATTCTGTGATATCTGGCGGACTAGCCTCATCAGAGTATGGAATACTGTTACCTATAAAAATATACTGTATTTCTGGGTCATCTCCCGCAAATCCAGAAACATATTGTTCAGCACTTTTAAGTGATTGTAATTTTGAAGTGTATTTTGTTGCCATAATTTCCTATTTATGCGATAATTATGATGGATTTGTCATTAGCTTCAGAAGTAAATGCAGCCGTGACCGTAAGGCTTGTATTTGTAACAAAACTAGCAATTTCTCTAATTTCATTATTAACTGATATTTGAGAACCTATACTAATAGTATTTGTATTTGCGAGTAAAAACTTAGTATTGGTGCCTTCGACCGTTGTGCCACCAGCAGCCACATTTACTGTTCCTGATACAGTATTACTTAGAGTGTGAGATCCTGTAATACTTGTGTCTACTAATTTTGTTATATTAAACTCTGCATAATTTTTATATCCAGCTGGATGTAATAAACCTTTCAATATAGATTTATACTTTTGAAACTCAACTGGAACATTTGTAACATATACAAAATCTTGATAATAATTTGCACCTTGTATTTTTCTTTCAGCAGCTGAGATAATACCTTTTGAAGAAGTCCATCTTCCAGGGAATGTTCTTAGTGCTCGTTGTATTGTAGCATTTGCTGTTGCTGTGCCATCACCAGACCCAGTTAAATCCACTCTAGGCACGACTCTAAATCCTAGCCCAGGATTTGTCAATGAGATAGTTTCTATTTGACCAACAATACCATTTGATGTCGCAGATATTTGCTCTTGATCACCAAGTAAGGCAGTAACTTCTAAATTTGCACTTGATCCACCAGATGAAGTAACTGTGATTGTAGGAAAAACATTTGGTAAGAAACCTTGGCCACCAATCATGTTTCTATTGTAAACACCGATTGCTTTACCAGTTGTTGTTTGTGTGAAATTCGAGTTGACATTTATTTCAGTATCACTTATAATTGTATTTACAAATCTCGATTCATTATTTACAATAATTTGGTCATTTATAGCTAAGTCAGTTGTGAATGTGGTGCCGGAACCCGATATATGATTTAGATTTGAAGATATACTAACCGTACCTGCAATTCTTGGTGGTTGAAATTCAACTCGTTCTATTTCACCGGACGAACCAACAGTTTTAACAGCAGCTGCAGCTCCAAACCCATCACCACCAGTAAAGACTAATTCATCACCAACTTCATAACCTGTACCGCCTGAGGCAACATTTATTCTGCCTAATGTGCCAAATGTTTTTATATCCGTAACAGAAGTGTCAGTAACAAGTTTAGCTCCATCTGCATCAAAACTAATTGCATTTGAAAAAGCACTTGTTGATAACACAGAAACAGTTGTAATTGAGCCTATACCCGATATAGTATTACTTGATAAAGTGTCTACGATTCTAGTAGATAAATTTTCACCAGTCGGTATTATATTTGTTATAAACCCATAATCACTACTATCTAAAGTGGTAGAAGTATCAATAGAATCTATTGTTGTATCTAAAGCAGTAAAACTATTTTGTTGGTTGACGCCATCATTATTTACACCGGTAACTGATAATGTAACAAAACCAGCCTCAGTATTACCACCTCTTACAACACCACCAACTTCAAATCCAGAACCACCGAAATGTACTGTTACATTATCAGTAAAACCAGTTCTTACAGAACCAACCACAGCTGTTGCAGCTTCATCGAAAACACCTGAAGTGATCACAACTGGGTCACCAACATTATAGTCATTACCACCACTTAGTAATGTTAATGTTTCAACTGAAGATGTAGTGTTACAAGATATATTAATTAGCTCATTATCTGAGTCAACAATATTGGTAAGTATTTGTTCTGCTTGAACGAATGTACCAACTAAAGTCAATCTATTTACAAATAATTCAACCGATCTAGGAAATTCTAATAATCTAGGTGCAGCTGCTTCAACTGTGGCAGTAGCGCCTGATGTTGCACCCGTTATCTTTCTGTTATTTAATAAACTCTGATCAAAACTATTGTATATTACCCTTATATCGGCATTGTTACTGGGTGCTGATAAAAAGAATAATTTTTTCTCTTCTTTTCTTGTGAAAAAACCAGAAGTTAAAGTTGTGCCATCAACAACTAAAGTTATTTCATTTGGTGTTACGGCTTGTGCAAGTTTAAATTCTTTTGTGGTGCCATCACCAGTATAAAAACTTACAATTTGATCTCTAATACGAATTACAGTTTCAAGAGAATATTCACCATCAGAGGCTCTTAATATTTGATCTTTAGGAAACGATATATCAGCTTCTTGCCCGTAAAATAAACGAAATAAAAATTCAAAAGACTTTTGATTACCTTTTGCAAGATACAAAGGTAATATATTTTTAATTAAAAATGCTTTGTTTGATACTGAATCTTTTGGTACGAGATTAGCATATTGATTTAAGAAGTTATTTTCAAAAGCATCAATTGAAGCATCGACATCTTGTACACTTTTTAAATCTTTTGATATTTTTGTAAGATCATTATTTTGAGTGCCTTGTTCTGTTTCAAGAAACTCATAATATGCCTCTAAAAAAGAAATGAAGAGAGGGTGTTCATCACGAACAAACTCTGGTACTTGTTTGTTTACAAGTAAAGATGTTTTTAAAGTTGTTGAATCAAATTCTGACATTTTACGATTCTGCAGCTTCTAATGTAGTTGTGATTGCAAGTGGGTCATCGATATCAATAGCAACAATATTTTTTCTTGTTGATTCTACAACACCAGTTTCAGAGCCAATCGTAAATCTAATTAAACCATCTGAGGTGCCAATAGAAGATATATTAATATCTTTTATGCTGATAACACCATTTTCATAATCTATCTCACCTATACTTTCATTTATTATCTGTCTTAAACCATTTGTGTCAAAGAAAACACTTCTAATTGTTCCGTTTTTAGAGTCAACCGCAGCTTCTAACTCTGCGCCTTGACCATTACCTCCTGAAATTGTAACTGTGGCGGTTGTATAATCCGTACCTCTATTTGTTAAAGTAATTTCAGAAATTTCACCTGACGTAATTTTTGCTACTGCTGTTGCACCTGTGCCATCACCAACAATTGTTACGGTAGGTGCCGTGGTATAACCGAATCCAGGGTTTATAATGTTTATTCTTGAAACACCAGTTGATGAATTTGGTACTTCTTCAAATGATACTGTTCTAGCAGTCCCACCCGCATCAAAACTTCCAAATTGGCTTGATGTTAATTTTTGTGTTGTTGTGCCTCTTTCTAACTTTTCACCGAAGTCAATAGTGTAATTGTCAGTACCGATTGTAGGTTTAATTCTTTTCTGAAGCCTAACAGTTGTCTCAGAACCAATAATAGCATTCTTATCAGTATCATCGATTGCTTTGGACAATTTTGATAATGAAAATGTGCTACTAAATGTATTTAAACTTGATGTGTTGAATCCTATGATAGAATTTTTTACAGCAGTTTTTAAAGCTGCATCTGATAGTGTTGTTTTTCTTCTATCAAACTTGACATTATTTGTAAGTAAAATATATGTAAAGTCTGGATCAATTATCTCAGCGTCTAAACCAATAACAGCTTTTGGTTTAATAATATCATCTATTATTCTTTTCTTCTCTGTTTCAGATATAAAAAAGTTATTCTTTGGTTTTAAAGCAATGAATACTTTACCATAAACAACTGGTATATTATCTTCACCTCCCCAAACAGAAATAGACTCTACTTGCGGGACTTCTCTAAGTATTGTCGTTTCATAATCTTTAATTGTTATAAGTCGATTTTGAGTTGTAAATTGATTAGGTGCTGAAAACTTTATAGAGTCAACAGTTTCTTTATCTGAACCTCCTGATGCAGCTGAAACCGGTGTAATTGTTAAAGTTGTGTCTTCACCGTTTGAATCTGTTAGTGATGATTTCTGAACAAAATTGTTTGCTTTATTTGAAGCTGTGCCATTTGTTACCAGATATGAGACTGTTATTGTAGCACCATCATTTAATTTTCTACCGACACTATCGTTACCAAAATATATTTCAAAATTACCATCTCTATTCTCTTGTAAAAAATAAACGTCTGATGTATTATTTACACTTAATACATCATTTACTTTACTATATGTTGAAGTTGATGTATTTGATAAATTTGGCTGAACAACAACTTTGATTGTGGTTGTGTCTATGTTTTTATCCGGTAATGTGAATATAGATTTTGGATTAGATGACTCAACATATCCAAATTGATTCGTAACAATTTGACCCTCATTAATTGCTAAGTCTTTAAATACATATTGTTGATTTGATTTTGTTACCGTTGTATCCTCAAGAACAACAAAGTTATATGATTTACCATCTATTTGATCTGATAAAAAAGAATATCCTTCTGGGACTGTGAGTGTACCATCAGTTGTAGTTGTTGAATTGGCTGTAAAGGTAATAGTTGCGGTAGCTGATCTTTTAGAGTGTGGCGTATAACCTAAAGTTTTTGCGTGGGAAACAGCAGACTCACGAAGTAAAGCTGTATCTAAAAATGCCTCATTAGCAACCATATTTAAGTAGTAAGCATTGTAATGGGTGTTATACGCTAATAGGTCTAATAAGACTGATAAACCAGATCCATCAAAATCATAATCTGAAAAAGTGGATTGTTGTCTTAAAAATGATTTTAAATTTGTTTTGATTGTATCAAAATCAAGTTCGGTTACTCTAAGTCGATCTACCATTTATCTTACTCTCTCTAAGAAAAAGTCTACTGAAACTGGGTCTGAATTGTTTATTAAAAAGAAAATTACCTCTACTCTATATCCGTTTTCATCTGGAAAACCAGCAGCTGTTACATCTTTCACTTCTACCCTAGGTTCAAAGTTCTCTATAGTTTCTGTGATTTCCCTTTCAAGCAGAGCCGCCGTTGCATTATCTACAGGTTCAAACAATAATCTTTTTAAATTTGAACCTAAATCTGGTTGAAATGGTCTTTCATAATGATTTGTTAAAATTAAATTTTTTACAGAATTAATTATAGCATTTTCATCCTTAAACTTATTGATATCCTTTTGTGTCGGGTGGATATTAAAATTTAAGTCTAAATCTGTAAAAGACCTTTGATTTTTTATTGTTATTTCTGCCATCTTTTATTTATACCTAACTCCCAACAAATACGTCAGGGGATCCGCTTGATGATGCGGGAGAACAATGAGCTCCACCTGGATCAGGACATAAGTTATCTGCACTTGCAGAATCACCATTTTCCACAATCATTGTGCCTCCTATAAACACTTGATTTACTGATGCTGACAAAGCCCCACCACCATGGCTATTTGGGTCGCCATTAATTGAAACTAATTTACCATTTGCAAAGACGTTTTTACCTTGCCCTGAAACAGTAGATGCTCCGCAAGTTCTTGAATCTCCGTTTCTATGTACCGCAGCCATTATGGATTCAAATCTATTCTAGGTGCTTTAAATGTCATATTACCCTCTGATTCAACTTTGTATGTACCTTTTACAAGCACATTTGCATTACCCTCTATGGTTATATTCACGTTTCCTTTGACTAGGACACTCTCGTCCCCGACTACCACCGAGAACTTGTCTTTCTGTACTCTCTCAACCAAAGAACCATCAGGACCGTACTCCATGTACGAACCAGAACGGTGATAAAGGTGAACTCTCTCATTATCTTTGGTATCATCAAATTCTAGTGCATGGCCAGACTCAGATTCATATACATTATTGTATGGGTATTGTGCATTATAATATGGCGTCCTTTCAACTGATGAAGTATCATTTGCAGTTATACGACCAGTTTTAAGTGATACCACCGAACTTGTATTAGCAACCTCGTTTCTCGCTAATCGAGATGTCGTAGGTTCATCTATAAGCCTAGGGTAATTATTAGATGTTTCATTTGGCTTAACCGGTGCTAAATCTATTTGTTCTTGTGTTCGTG